TTAATATAGGTATCTACCAAATATTGACGATCAATATCAAGACGGTCAAAATTTTGTTCCAACCAGATAACCAGCGGACGATATTTCTTTTTGTATTCAGTAACAATAAAATCTTTGTAACATTGTATATCTTGTTTTAGCAGTGTGTTAACTGTGGCAAAATCAATTTCTAACAGATGAGTTTTGGACCAGCGGGTGTTCATCTTAGTAAGATATGCTGTGGTGCTGGCCCACTCGGGTGCAATCTTTTTTAGATGTTGTGCCAGCATCCGTTTAGCCACCCCTGCCACTGCTTCGTCACGATTTAATAATAGATACATGTTACCATCCCATGATAACATCATTTCGAACTTGTTCAACTATGCGGGCGCCCCAACTTTGTAGTAGTGCTACTGTTTCGCCGTTGTCAGTAATGCCGGTGTCCTTGTGAAATTTTTGTTCAACCACAATCACAGGACGATATTCCTTTAGGCAATTTTCACCACCACGCACAATGTTAAATTCATACCCTTCACAGTCAAGTTTTACATAATCAAATTTGGACAAATTTAAATCATCCAAGGTTTGCATTTTAATTTTGCCTTGCCCAAAGCTGGCCGGGTCCACATGACTATGCCCAGTATTTTCAGGAGTAATTATCATGTCGATCATGCTGGCTTCTGCTCCTAACGCACAGTCATAAATCTTTAAATTTGTAGTAGGAACATTTTTTACTAAGCACTCTCTAAAATCAGCCACAGGTTCTATGGCAATGACCCGTTGAAAGTATTGACACAAATCTCGAGTCCATAGGCCCACATTGGCACCTATGTCCAGAGCCACATCACGGTCTCGGCAATATTTGATACTGGCCCGGCGCACAGGTTCTTGATACACAGCCAGGCCACCCTTGTCAATATTTTTCGTCAGCATTTCAGCAAAATGTGTGTCTTGATCCGGAAACCACCAACGGTGTGCTTGGTACATGTGTTATCCCTTTGCCATTTCTTGCCAGTAGGGCACTGCATGATGGTGTGGTATTTCGTGTGCGCGACTTATGCCTTGTTGTTTTCTAGTGCCTTTGGCATGATCCATGTAAAGCCCCAATGCACTATGAATAAACGGGTGACCAGCACCCTTTTTATTGGAGTCAGGATTTAGATTGCAAAACTTGTTATTGCCTTGATAGCGGCGGCGAACCTGGTCCCATACATAACTATCGTGCCACTCGGCCAATTTAAAAATGTCATCAGTGTTGTACATACCAGCAAAATCATTAATAAAATTCCTAGTTGCAGGATGATCCAAATTGTAAGCCACCCAGCCACACTCACTATGATATTTTTCGCCACGACCCAAATAGCTGATCATAGCATCAGACGGACATACAGTGGGCAACCAGTCAATGGGCACAGGTCCGTGAGTATGTGTGTCGGCATCCAGCCAAATCATCCACCCAGAACTGAGTTGACCGGCACACAGAGCAACGGAATATACTTTATAAGCAAATCTCACGGCATTCCAGCGAAATGTTTTGCGTGGATCAAATACTTCTGGCGGTCCTGCTAGTCCGTGCGCCAGAGGGTTATTTCTGTGTCGTTCAATAAATGCCCGTAAATTTGAACCAACAGCCAATAAATCATACACGCGAGTGTTGGATCTAGTAGTTTTTGGTTGACAATTTTCAGCGCAAACAACCAAATCTACTTCTGCCGGCCACAAAGACTCAAATGTGTCAATCATGCGTTGACCATATTGTTTTAGACCTTCTTCGTTAAACGTGGTAATTACTGTGTACATAATGAAATATTTATAATGATTAAAACACTAGCTTACTTTCCTGCCCAGTGTGCGCAAAACAGCCGTCCAGTCATGGCCGCTGTATTAGACTGTGTACAAGCCCGAGGCATTGTCACGCAGGAAAATTCAATGACTGCAGATGCCGCTGTAATTTGGTCGGTATTATGGCACGGCCGAATGAAGAATAATAAAAAGATATATGACCATTACCGAGCACAAGGTCGTCCGGTGATCGTTATAGATGTAGGTGCCTTGTATCGTGGGCATACCTGGAAGATCGCTGTAAATAATATCACAGCTGAGGGCTATTACGGACATACAGAAAATTTAAACTGGGATCGCCCCAGTAAACTAGGTATCAGTTTGGCGGTAACTGCATTCCACCGACCCGAAATACTAATAGCAGCGCAACACCAGCACAGTTTACAAGTAGCAGATCTCCCTAGTATAGAAGCTTGGATATATAAACAAATTATTGATTTACAAGCAGTGACTGATCGACCTATTCGAGTAAGACCCCATCCCAGATCTACGTTAAATTTAAAATTACTGCCCAGTAATATTGTGCTAGAAGAACCCAACTATCTGGCCAATACCTACGACAGCTTTGATCTGCACTTTGATTGTCATGCTGTGGTCAACTATAATTCGGGCCCTGGCATACAGGCCGCAATTTCTGGAACTAGACCCATGGTCAATAGTTCTAGCCTGGCCTGGCCAGTGGCTATAAGTATACAAGATATAGAAAACCCTTATACACAAGATCGTGACCAATGGCTAGTTGAAATTTGTCATACAGAATATACAATAGATGAAATATCTCAAGGAATATGGCTAAAAAGAATCGCATCAGCCCTGTAGCACAACCCTTAACTGGGCCTATTGACTGTGCCTGTGTAATACACAGTGATGCCTATACCTGGGAGTATGTCGACCGGCTTTATAGTATGTTGAGTCGACACATTACACCTGGTATAAGGTTGCACGTTTATACCGAAGAGCATAGGTCGGTTCCGGAACCATACATCAAACATGCATTACTAAATTGGGGAATCTCGGGACCAAAAAAATCATGGTGGTACAAAATGCAGTTGTTTAATGCAGAATATCATCATGGTCCCTTGTTGTATTTTGATTTGGACACTGTGATTGTTGATAATTTGGATTGGTTATGGAATTTGCCGTTAACTTATTTTTGGGCAGTGCGAGATTTTAAACACCTATGGAAACCCACAAACTATGGTGTAAATTCCAGCGTCATGTGGTGGAATACTGATAGCTATAATTACATTTGGCAAAATTTTAAAGCTCAAGAGTTGAGTCGAATACTAAGTAAATATCATGGTGATCAAGATTATATCTCGGAAGCTATACCTACCGCCGAGCGCCGTTTTCTTGATGTTGAACGGATTAAAAGCTGGCGGTGGCAGTGCCTAGATGGCGGATATAATTTTGCTCAAAAACGGCATTTACTGCCTAATACAGGTACTACCTTGCTGAACCCTACAAGTGTGCTGGTATTTCATGGTAGGCCCAAGCCAGATAAAATTGCAGATTCAGTGGTAGTTCAACACTGGAAATAAGAAATTATTTTAGGAAAATATGACAACTAGAACCGTTTTATTTCGGGGGCAAGGATATAGTTCTCCTTGTCAAGGTTGTGAGTTGATCCCTTGCACTATCACAGCTACAGTTGATGGAAATGTAGTGTTTTCTGGCGCGATTCCGACCCTAGAATCTAGTGAATTTTTCCAAGCCCCGACTAATCAGATAATTTTGTTCACTTGTCAAATTCCATTGGTCACTACCGGAGATGATTACACCTTGCCAGTAAGTTTAGCTATTACCGGTGATCATGTTTATTTGGGGCAAATCGAAGCAGATTATTGCTATAACACTACTAATTCAAGTTATCATTATGCAACTAATAATGTAGATAGCGGAGTTACTGCGATTGGTCCCATTTACAATTATGGCGATGCAAGATGCAATGTAGTGATCACCAATGCTGCATATTCATCTCCGCCCCCACCCGACCCACGTCCATCTGATGAAGTAGGCACATGGCACCGAGAAATAAAAACAGTTCCTGGACAAATTTCTACTATGAGTTTTGATATGAATATATCCCCCGGGGTAGAATAAGTTATATAACATAATTCAATCAACAAATGATAAATAATTGCAGGAGATCATAATTATGGCAGAGAATAGAACTATTCAGTTTGTGGGACAAGGATACGGTGCAGATCCAGTAAGCATAACTGCTAGTATCAATAGCACCCAAATATACTCAGGAACAATACCCACAATTGCTGGGCCAACCGACGGATGGCCAGTTGTACCTCCAGCCGAACAGGTAATTTTGTTTAGTATTGATAATTCTGCGGCGTTGAATACCGACTTTGCTGGTAGCTTACCCATGACAATAGTAGTATCAGGAGGAAACGGCGTTCTTTTTGGAGAAATCAACTTAAACTACTATCTAGGTAATGTTTTGGTAGATCCTAATGCTGGAACCGTAAATAATTTTTCTCAGAACTATGATGGTAATCCACCTAACAGTGATGGGTCCGGGGATCCAAGAAGCAGTGTTGCTATAAACGGAACGCCCTGTCCAACAGTACGTCCACCTGACGGTTGCTGGAATTATTATGTTCCTACTGATAGCACATTCACATATAATTGGAATATTAGCATAGGCCAGATAGGTAATAATGTAGGTTCCACGACTTCTTATACAGGACCATACACCACAACTGCACCAAGCTAATTATTTTCAATTAGGTCACTTAAAAGCCCTATTAAATAGGGCTTTTTTATGGTTGACCAAAAACTCCATTTCGTATATAATTGTAGTAGAAATATTACAATGAACCTTCGGAAAGGAAGCAAACATGAAACAACAATTAAAAGCAGTAGGAATGGTATTAGGTATGTTAGCAATGTCGATATCGGTAGTAGTACTTGTTAGGTTAGCACTTGCTAACATTGGAACAGCCACATTACCATATGTAGTTGGTGCAGGAATTTTAGGAATCGTACTGTACTCCTTGTACAGTATTTGCCTGGCTCAGATCAAATACGAAGATAAACTTAAAGAATTAAGTAAAAAATACTCGGTTGACTAGAAATACCCAATATAGTATAATAGTTGTATAGTTAATAAAAAGGAGCTAACCTTGACAACAGTAAAAATTAAGAATGGTATGTATCGTGGAACTAGTGTTGATAACATGACGTTTACACTTGTAAAATTTTTGCAGACAGGCGCCAAAGGCAATTTTGTCACTGTAAAAAGTGATGGATTCTTTGGTGAAAATGTTCCAGAGAACATTCGCGTCACAGTAAATTCAATCGAAGACATTGAAATTACTAGCGGTACTAAGTCTGCACATATACTTGAATTCAACACAGAAGCTATCAATCGTGACGCCGACGCACCGGCAGACTTTATCTTAAAAGAAACTGGCCCTATGGTAGAAACAGATGAGATGGTTATGAATCGTATCGAAGAACGGTTTGAAGTTCTGCAACAAATGACTCGCGCTACTATCTCAGGAGATGTCCGTGCTATGATTGTAGTTGGCCCTCCTGGAGTAGGCAAGAGCTACGGTGTTGAGTTTGAACTTGAAAAATCTGGCTTGTTTGACAAATTGTCAGGTAAAAAGATCAAGTACGAAGTTGTAAAAGGTGCAATGACTCCAATTGGATTGTATTGCACACTATACAAAAATTCAGACAAGAACAATGTTCTGGTGTTTGATGACTGTGATGCGGTATTCCAAGATGACTTATCATTAAACATTCTTAAGGCAGCACTGGACTCTGGTAAAAAGCGTAAGATTTGCTGGAATAGTGATAGCAGTATGTTGCGTCGCGAAGGTGTTCCAGATCAATTTGATTTTAAGGGCGGTGCCATCTTTATTACCAATTTGAAGTTTGATCATTTAAAGAGCAAGCGTATGCAAGATCACCTGGAAGCACTGCAATCACGCTGTCACTTCTTGGATCTCACACTTAACACCATGCGTGACAAGTTCTTACGTATTAAACAAATTTTCCGTCAAGGGCAGTTGTTTAACGATTATGAATTTACACCAGAACAAGGCGACGAAATCTTGGCATTTATGGATGAAAATAAGGATCGGTTGCGAGAAATGAGCCTACGTATGGCACTAAAATTGGCAGACTTGACCAAGGTATCTGGTATGAATTGGAAAGCACTTGCTCGTAGCACTTGTATGAAAAATAGCTAATCGGATAATAGTCTGGTAAGTATGATGGTAGCTCCTGGGCTGTTCTTCAACAGCCCATTTTATCCGGTACCCCTAAAAAGGTATCGGTTTTTTTGATTTTACAATAAAAATATGCTATACTTATTGATATGAATTTTAAAATTTATTGGACCCAAACCGGCGACGAATTTCAGATTGATTCAATTGATGAAGAATTAACTAGCTGGTATGTTGAGCAATGCATGATTTGGGATAGTAAGTTTACTAGCGAAGTCTTTTCAGAAGATAAGAAACCAACCAACGTTAATGGTATTATAGATTTGATTAGAAAAAACGTTATTGTAGTTAATAAAACATTATCAAAACTCAAGCTGTCACCGTTAGTACTGCCGAATAACTTTTTTGATCAATTTCAAATAAATCAATTGCATAAAGACTGGATTAGTCTTATACGTAAAAACCCTAAATTAGACACTTTATTTTATAAAATTGATGTTAAATTATTTGATAGTTTCCATGAATTAAATAGACAGATACATAAGCTAGAAGAATCATTTTGCTATAGGCTTCGATCAAGAGAACTACGCAGAGAGATAAATCCGTTTATTAATAGATTGTTTCCAACGGGTGTTTTTAATATTGAATTAGAATATGTTGACTTTGGAAGAAGTTCATTTAGCAAATTTGTTAATTTTGATCCCACTCCAAATGATCATGAACTTAGTCAATGGATGCATATAGGTGAAAATATTAGTATTAATTTAGTAAAACCGTACCAATACGAACACCCGCCTGAATTTATTACCTATTGTGTAACGCATTCAATTACTCCAGTAACCAATAAATTGCCGCTGGGAAATTTAAAAGATGTTGACAAAACTCTAACGTATGCAAGAGAAGTAATGAACAAAAACATTATTTTAAATAATAATTACTTACGAATAATTAAAATTTAATGAAAACTGCAACAATTATAATCCGTGATGAAGTCAATATCAAGATTGAAGGTTTAGAACTTGATGCACGGAAAAAACTAGTAAACGCTTTTAAATATGAAATACCGGGCGCAAGATACCAGCCAGCAGTTCGGCTTGGTCGTTGGGATGGCAAGGTAGCATACTTCCAACTTGGTGGCAGCACTTACACAAACTTGTTGCCGGAAATTATTCCTATTCTGGAAAGCTATAACTATGACATTGAGTTAGATGATCAAAGAGCTTATACAACTACTTTTGCATTTAATAAGGTAGCAGAAGATACATTCAGTGATAAGGTATGGCCAAAGACACATCCGTTAGCCGGTCAGCCTATTATGTTGCGTGATTATCAAGTAGAGATTGTAAACAACTTCCTTGAGAATCCACAATGCTTGCAAGAAGTAGCAACAGGCGCAGGTAAAACTATCATGACAGCGTCACTAAGTCATAGCGTAGAGCAATATGGTCGTAGTATTATTATTGTACCAAACAAAAGCCTAGTAACGCAAACAGAAGCCGACTATATCAACATGGGTCTTGACGTTGGTGTGTTTTTTGGAGACCGCAAGGACTTTGGCAAGACGCATACCATTTGTACATGGCAAAGTTTAAATGTCCTGTTAAAAAATACCAAAGCCGGCACCGTAGAATTTACAATTACGGACTTCTTAGAAGATGTGGTTTGCGTTATTGTTGATGAAGTACACATGGCCAAAGCAGATGCTCTCAAGACATTACTTACAAGTGTAATGGCTCGTGTGCCTATTCGCTGGGGCTTAACAGGAACAGTTCCTAAAGAACAGTACGAATTAAAGGCATTGTTATGTAGTCTTGGTCCAGTTATTAGCCACCTTAGTGCGAGTGAGCTACAAGACCGCGGGGTACTAGCACAATGTCATGTGAATGTTGTACAGTTAGTAGATCATGTGGAATATAAAGATTACCAAAGTGAATTAAAATACTTGTTAGAAGAAAAGGGTCGGCTAGATACAATAGCAGAACTTATTAAACAAGTTAATCTTACAGGCAATACCTTGGTGCTTGTAGATCGTATTGCTGCAGGACAAGGTATTATAGAACGCTTAGGTGATAATGCTGTGTTTGTAAGTGGCTCAACCAAGGGTAAAAAAAGACAGGATGAGTATGATGAAGTTGCTACTATGGATGATAAAATTATTGTTGCTACCTATGGTATTGCTGCTGTGGGTATTAATATTCCCCGTATTTTTAATCTTGTTCTTCTTGAGCCTGGCAAGTCATTTGTTAGGGTTATCCAAAGCATCGGACGAGGAATACGAAAAGCTGAAGATAAAGATCATGTGCAAATCTGGGACGTAACAAGTACTTGTAAATTTGCAAAACGACACTTAACTAAACGCAAACAGTTTTATAAAGAAGCCAACTATCCGTTTACACAAGAAAAATTAGAATGGATGAAGATTAAATAATGGAAAATAAAAATTTTGAAGATTGGTTTGGCCCAGATGGTATTTTTATGCCTATGCTTAACGATACTGGTCGCAATACGTTTTACGATCAAGCAATTGCTCTAGCTGCCCCCGGTAAAGTTGTTTGCGATATTGGAACAGGCACAGGAATTCTTAGCATATTGGCGGCTCGTGCTGGTGCATCAAAAGTGTATGCAGTTGAACAAGATACTGGAAGGGCTGAATATTCTCGAGAGATGTTTAAGCGCACCGGGTTAGACACGATCATTGAACTCGTACACGATGATTTTCTAAACACAGATATTCCAGCAGACATCTATGTAACCGAAACAATTAATACACAAATTTTTGGTGAAAATATTATATCATTGGCTGAACATGCTCGCAAGCATGGAGGAATATTTATACCATCACAGTTTGAAATTACAGCAGAAGTTTATAAAAATCATCCAATTTTTCCATTGTGCCAGTATAGATCAGACGCATTTGAATTTCAACCTGATATTACAATTGATCCGGTGTATGAAGATACAATTAGTTCATCATTTCGTGAATCTCATTCATTAGAAAATACATTATACCGCGCTAATGTATTAAATGGATTGTTTCACATGTTGCCTAGATTTGATGATTTAAAATTGAACAAATTGTACACTAGTGATACATTAATTGTAGATTTAAATCGACCCGTTGATCTTGCCGATTTAAAACTCACAATTCCATCAAATGTAACCACGTGGCCACACGATATCTATGTTGTAATAACTTGGAAAGCTCGCTATCAAAATATTATTATGGACGTTAACAATACATGGTTTGGCAATTCTAGCAAGACTATTTTACAAAGAACTAGAAAACCGGAATTAGATATTAACATGTGGTACGACCCGTCGATTCAAGATTGGAGATTTAATTTTTAAATATGTTGACTTTACATAAAAAATCCTATATTATAATACTATGAGAATACTAACGCTCGACAATGCACCATTTGACCTAGACCATCTTCCAGAAGAAGTAGATGATATGAGATTTGCCATACTAGATAATAGTAATCCGCAAGACCCTGATTACCACTATATTCCGTTAATCTTCTTGGAAAGTTTTAATGCGCCTGCTCTAGTATTACGCATAGGTGAACATAGAATTCGTATGCCAGTGGATTGGCAAATCCTAATTGGCGAGCCAGACTTGGGAGATTTAGAAGTGTTGCCGTTAACCAGTATTAATGATCGAGGCTTTAAGGCATTTCAGTTTAATCCACTTAGTAGTTTTAGACCCAGCTTTCTGGACATTGAGATTGTAGATGTGTACCAGGAAGTTGCTTGGTATGCGCCTAAATTAAAAAATGGACAGATGTTATGCGTACCCTTAGGTAATACAGAAAAACCCGATTGTGTATATTTTGTTAAAGACATTAGTCGAAACTGTGAAGTAATTGATTACAATAAGGCCTGGTGATGGAACAATATAATATAGATAGTGACAGTAAGGACTTGCCAGCAACACCTCCTAAGGCATCAGACGAGTTAAAAAAATTTCGATCAGTGGAATCACAAATTAAAGCATTAGAAGAAACTATTGGCATGCAATATCATGAAATTTCTAAACTAAGACGAGATATCGGCCGGCTCAAAGGCGAAATCAGTGACATCATAACAGTATTAAAAGATCGTGGATAAGTTATCAATTCAAAATGAAATGATGTGTTTTGATCGTAAGGATCGTGAGTTTTATGCAGGCCTTACCGATGAAGAACGTAAAAAGTTTTCAAATTTTCTTATGATTCGTTGGGGTAGTAGTGTACAAGTTGGTAGTTCTGCCAGAGATCAAGCCATACAACAATATTATTTGCAGAGTTGCAACGAAAATTTTAATAAACACTTTTTTGCCATTAATCGGCATCCTAAGTTACAATGGTTATGTGCCACAGTTGTTAGTCCAGATGATGGTGTAAAAAGACATCAATGGATTGCCCCTAAGAAGAAAGAAGCTGGAGCCAGCGCTCATCGAAAACAGTTGGCAGAAATATATCCACATCTTAAAGATGATGAATTAGATTTAATGGCCAAGATAAACACCAAAAAAGATGTAGAAGAATATTTAAAAAAATTAGGCCAGGACGTAAAAAAATGATTTGGCCATTTAAAAAATTAGAAGAATATAAAGTACCACCATTTACTGGAGTAGAGTTTGTAGACACGGATGGCATTAGGTATGAGTACAAGCCAGCCAAAACTATTCCGCCGTATGAGGTGGCACTATTACTGCCATTGTTTATGACTACCTATATGAATGCCGATAGATTTGCGTATATTCGGCAACACAAATTAGAAAAACACTTTAAACAAATCAAGGAACCAATTATACAGGCATGAAGTACACTTGTCAGTACTGTAAGAAAGACTTTATTAAAGAAGCAAGTCTTGCTGTGCATTCGTGCGAACCAAGACGCCGCCGCATGGAAAAAGATGAAGCAGGTGTGCGCCTAGGATTCCAAGCATATATTAAATTTTATGAACTAACGCAAGGTAGTGCCAAGTTAAAAACATTTGATCATTTTGCCGATAGTCCGTACTATCGAGCTTTTGTTAAGTTTGGTCGATATTGTGTGGACATTAAGGCGATTAATCCAGCAAGATTTGTGGAGTGGGTGCTGAAACAAAATAAAAAATTAGACCACTGGGCCAAAGATAGTGTTTATACAGAATACTTACAAGAATATTTACGAATAGAGAATGTCAATGATGCACTAGCTCGTGCCATGGAGTTTGGTATTGACTGGGCAGAAAAATCAGGTCATCCTGCTGAGGATTGTTTACGATATGGCAACACCAATGCCATGGCGTATGCAGTCAGCGTAGGTCGTATCAGTGCCTGGATCATTTATAACTGTGAGTCAGGACAAAAGTTTTTAAGCGAGCTAGATCAAACACAGATTGCCATGATATGGCCGTACATTGATGCAGATTTTTGGACTCGAAAATTTAAAGATTATCCAGCTGACCAAGAGTACGCTAAAGATATTTTAAACAAGGGTGGATGGTAATGTCGGCAGATATTGATCTTGATTTAGCAGATAGGAATATATTGCTTAATTTAATTCAAGCAACTCCGGCACGGCAACAACACCAAGGCCAGGTAAGACGTCACAACTCGGGCGTGTATATTACAGACATTCCGTATGATCCTATCAATGAGTGTGCAGCTATTGATTACGAAGAAGCCGAACAGCGAGGCTATTTTAAGATAGACTTGCTTAATATGAGTGTATACCAGTTGATTAAAAACCCAGATCATTATCAAAAAATTCTCAACCAAGCTCCGTCATGGGAAAAATTGTGGACGGATGTAGACTGGGCAAAACAATTGGTTCACGTGGGGAATTATTTTTCTCTATTAACCGAGATGAAACCAGATAGTATTCCTCGTCTCGCCGCACTTATTAGTATCATTCGTCCAGGCAAAGCTCACTTACAAAACAAGCCTTGGGCTGAGGTATTTGCTAGTGTATGGGACGGGGATGATAGTAAAGGCTTCGTATTTAAAAAATCTCACGCGATTAGTTATGCAATGCTGGTTTCGTTGCACATGAATTTACTCAATTCGTCTGACTAAAGTAATACTTTTGCGTTTGGATTTTTTACGGCTCATCTCGCTTAGGCTGCATATAGGCCCGTGTAAGACTACTAGGTCTTTGTTAACAAATGTACGTAGATACATTTTAAAAGGGTCCCATTCAGCTTTAAGGAATATGTTTATGGGTATACTACGATTGCTTTCCCACCACCAAATATTGGCCAATTCTAAAAATTTCTTTTTTTCTTCTAAATCTTGTATGCCGCCAAAGTCGTAGATAGTAGTAATAATATCATCTTGATTTTGTACAATGCCCATATATTCTTGAGTGGCGTAGACACACAGCGTTATAAACGGGTATTTTTCTGCTAGTTTAGCGAAGATATCATTGGTCATAATGTCCAGGATATTTATAATCAAATAATCCGGATTGGTTTAATCGATAAATACCAGTATGTACTCAACCCAAGCCTACATTTATCAACAGATTACACGAGTATTACTGATAGATACTGGTGCCGGTGAAACTTTCACTTATAGGTATGATCCCGTGTACGCAAAACGACTAACAATTAACAAAGGGGTTGATAATGTACTCTTATTTGAGTTTATCAACCAAGAAGAAAAACCAGTCAATATCACTGGTAGTAGTTTTGTATTTAGAACAATTGACCAAAAAGGAACCAAGCTCTTGGTCGACGAACCCCTGGTAATTTTGAACGGCCCAACTGGTCGAGCCAAGGTAACTCTTTCAGCAGAACAATTATTAGAAATTCAAGCGCAACCAGCTAACTATAGCATCACACGCACCAGCGGTAACTTAACAGAAGCGGTATTTACTAATGCTCAAGCCGGAGCCAGGGCTCCTGTTGATATAGTAAACTCAGTCATGCCCACATTTGTGCCAAGTTCAGAATTGACCATTCCCACCATAGAATTATCAAATCAACTTCAATATGGTGGTACAAGTTATGGACAGTATCCAGGCGGCATGTTCTTGAACGCGAATCCCAATGGAGGTAGTTATTATAATAGCTACAATAACACTGAATATTTTAGTAGCTTCATTGAGCCTCGAGGCCCAGTTACCACGGTTCAAATGGATCTGATTGGATATACCGGAACTATTAAAGCACAGTGGGCAGAAAATTATCAAAGTCTTTGGTATAATATAACCGAATCAACTACCTATCTTAACCAAACAAAAACAATCTATATGAACATTATTGGATGGTATCCAATCTTGCGCCTGGCATTTAACAACAGTGTTTTTGCCAGCCCCGATCAACCCGGTTACCCAGCCATTGCTGTGGCCTATTGTGTGGATGGTCTAGTTACCAGCATCACTGTACTCGATGGTGGCTCTGGATATTTGGCTCCACCCAAAATTGACATTGTTGGCAACGGTGCAGGAGCAACCGCGGTAGCAACCATAAGCGACACTGGACAAGTAGTAGGTATTACTGTAACTAATCCAGGTTCTGGATATTGGCCGCTACCAAGTACACCAAATCCCGGAGCAAGTCCTAGCCCAGTGCCAGCAAGTCAGCAAGGTGCAATTGTTGTAATCTCTACAGGATTTGTTGTAAATCTAATGTATCGTTGATACATACGTGATGTTCAAGAAAATTGTAGGCTTTGGCGACTCGTGGATGTATGGAGACGAACTCACCGAACCCAATATCACAGCTACTAATATACACGAAGTTGGTCTGCAACATCGAGCATATCGCGAAAGTAATTGTTTCCTTGGCCAACTTGGCCAACATTATTCGGTTCCAACTGAAAATTTTGGCCTTATGGGCGGCAGTTTAGACAGTGCTAAATGGACTTTTTTATATTGGCTAGAACATGAACCCGATCCAGAATCTTGTTTGGTATTACATGCTGTAACTAACAGTTATCGTTTTAGTCACTACGATCCCAATCATGTTCGGTATCTTGACGATCCAGAGTGGAATAAATTTGTACATAGTTCGTGGCCAGATTCTAAGTTTGAAAATTTAATTAAACAACAAACGGTGTTAACTGATTCGCCAGAACTGCATCAATTACGGTATCGAGAGGCTGTATTATTGTTTGATGGTGTTAGTGCTAGACACAACATAATGACCATGCAATTTAATGTTTTTCCTGAAAATTATCAGGTTGAGTTACCAACTTTATTTGGTGATCTCTATCTGAAATCTTGGACAACTGATGTCAAACCAGGCGGACATCCTGACGAAACTGGGCACAAAAAGATAGCCCAACACTTGATTAACTTGATAGATCCTGCTATAATAGTAGCATGATTGATGTGGTCGCGTTTTTACCTGCTAAGAAAAAAAATACAAGTTCGGGTTGGAT